AGCAAGGACAAGACCGTCGCCGTCCACAGATGCAAGCGCGGTGCTAAACGCTTAGGTGTAGAATGGTCAGAAGTTATAGGCAGGGACAGGCACCGCGAGAAAGTCGAGGCGCGGCAAATCATTTGCAAGTATCTTCGTGACTGTGGGTGGACATACAACTCCATCGGGGTGTTGCTTGACCGAGACCATGCCACAGCGATGTACAGCGAACGAAACATGAAGCACCTCCTCGAATACGACAAGGACATTTACGCCAAGTGGCAGCTCTTTCTCAACGCATGACACGCAACACATTTACCCATCTACACGACATCGCCACGGCACGCGGCAACACCCATGCGGCGCGCTTGGTGGCCACGGCGTTGGGCTGCTGGTCGCAGGGTCGCGACGACGACGCCAGGCGCTACCTATACCAGGCACGCCAGGCCATGACATCACAAGATGTGACCCCAAAGTGTCAACCATAACCGCCTCAAAGTGTCAAACGCATGACCATTCGAAAAGTAAAACGCCTACTCAACGAGTCCGACGACTGGATCGTTTTCACAATGAAAAAAACCAGCGAGGACGAGGCCTCGATGGGTGCGTACTATCAAAACCTTGAAAGTTGGGAAATTTTGCTTAATCTTGCGGTGAACGACTATCATATTCGTGAAACTCTCCGCAATGTCATCAACACAGCCGACGCGTATCGCGATCAACAAACTGAAGACGAACCCGAATAACCCTCGGACGATAAGCAAAGACCATCTACAAAAACTCGTCAGGAGCTTGAGAGAGTTTCCCGAGATGCTGGAAGCACGGCCCATCGTCGTCGATCCGGATTTTGTTGTGTTGGGAGGCAACATGCGATTGCAAGCGGCACAAGAGGTTGGACTCAAAGAGGTGCCCGTATACGTCGCTACATGGGACGAAGCCAAAGCAAAAGAGTTTGTCATCAAAGACAACGTCGCATTCGGTCAATGGGATTGGGATCTCTTGGCAAACGAATGGGACTCGGCACAGCTTAATGATTGGGGGATGGATGTGTGGTACGATGCCTCGTTGGAAGGTGTGTTTGAAGACCTAAATGAAAGCACCTACGACCCAAAAGAAAAGGAGCCGACGAACACGTTGGTGTTAGAATATGATGACGACAAGTTCAAAGAGGTGCAGGAATTGATAGAAAGGGTGGGAGGAACAAAAGAAAACGCCGTCTACGCCGCTCTCATTGCGATTTGCTATGGCCGTTGAACGTGTCACCGTACTTTGTGAGTTGCCTATTGAGGGCTTTCACCAATGGCCTAACGCCATCGACGAGGTTAAGTTCCTCAAGCACCCACATCGCCACACCTTTGTTGTACGCATGGCATTTGGGGTCACCCACGACGACCGCGACAAAGAGATTTTCATTCTACGCGATATGATTCGCCGCTTCATTGGCAAGCATTACGGATCCCCTGCGCAGTTCGGCCCCATGTCGTGTGAAAGCATCGCGCGAATCCTCTTGGAACAATTTAGAAACATGGATGCGGTGTGGTGTGAGGTGTGGGAAGAAAACACGGGAGGTGCCCGAATCGATGCTCTATAAGGGACAACAAAATATCAAAGTTCACCTCGCAGGAATGGAGGAAACGATGGCGGCCCAAATGATGCACGAGGCCGCCGGATTCAACTACGCGCTGTTCTCCGTTTTGTCGTACATAGGAGAACGCGCAGGCATCAAAGCGGTGTCATATACCAAGTCGGGCATCAAAGGTGTCAAAATGCTTGAAAGCGAGTTTCGGCACGTCATCATGGACTCCGGACTCTTCTCACTCATGTTTGGTGCCCACGCCGCGCCCCGCGACGAAAAGTTTGTTTCCAACTGGACTGAATACATCATCGAGTTTGTAGAGGAAAGTGGGTTCGGCGGCACCGTTGTCGAATGCGATTGCCAAAAAATTTTGGGGCCAAAACAAGCGTGGAAGTACCGACAGCGAATGAAGGATCGCCTACCCAATAGAATCATGAACGTGTGGCATTGGGAGGACGGGCACAAGGGTCTCGATCGCATGATAGAGTTCTCCGAATACATTGCTTTGTCGTTGCCGGAGCTACGGGCACTCAAGAAAACAAAACACGCGGTGGCCTTGGCGAACTATATCAAGAACAAAAAACCATCGATCGACATTCACTTGCTCGGAACGTGCGCCAACAACTACCTCTCGGAATTGCGTTTCTGTACCTCTGCCGACTCAACAAATTGGCAGGAGGTAAACAGGTGGGGCCACTTGGCATACAACAACGGAAAGGACAAGGCATGGCACGTCCACAACTCACAAATCAAAGAGGACGACTGGAAGCCCTATGTGCCCTACGTTGAAAAGATCCTACCGGAGTGGGGCCGAGAGGTCAATGACCAACGGCGCGAGTACTATTCAAAGTTCATGCTCGCAGGTGTTTTGTTGCATCAACAATACAGCATTCATGGGGGGCCTCAAGATTAGCGTATACTTAGCCGCACTTGTGTTGGCTAATTTTGTCGTGTTTTGGTTCGGCAAGACGGGCCTGTTGTTTACGGCCTTTCTTCTCATTCCTTTCGACTTTGTGATGCGATCGTACTTTCACGAGAAGTGGAAGGGCAAAGACCTATTCGTGAACATGATCATGCTCATCGGGACAAGTGGTTTGGTCACCTACCTTTTGAACCCTGAAGCCAAAAGCATTGCGGTAGCTTCTGCGAGTGCTTTTGTGTGCGCTCAAGCATTGGCCGGTATAGCATATCAACTCGTCATCGACAGGTCGTACTTCGTCAAGGTAAACGGCTCGGACTTGATAGGCATCTTTGTCGATTCGCTCGTCTTTCAGGTCATCGCCTTTGGGGCATTAGATTGGACACTAACATTAAGCCAAACGGCAATCAAAATGCTCGGAGGCCTCATGTGGTACTACATCATTTTCAAACTCATCCAACTTCCAAAGAGATGGTGATTCAAAAGAAATATCACTTCTACGCCGCCCACCGCAACAAGGAGGCTGGAGAGAAGTGCGGCCGCATTCACGGCCACACATACAAGGTCAAAGTGCATTGCGCCTTTCCTGACTTCAAGGGTGACGTGGCTATGTTATTTGGAGACATCGACGACATCTGCGAAAGTGTGATCAAGTCGTTTGACCACTACTTTATTCTTCACGACGAGGATCCTTTGGCCGCATTGCTCAACTCGTGCGGCGAACCTTTCATCCCTGTTCCTTTTGTTACGAGTGCCGAAAACATGGCGCGGCATTTGTTCGACCTTTTAGAAGAGGAGGGACTACCCATCACAAAAATCGAAATCGCCGAAACCGAATCAAGCAATGTCGTCTATCAGCCTTCCAATCTCTGAAATCTTCTACTCGCTACAAGGTGAGGGAGCACGCACGGGTACGGCCAACATCTTTGTCCGGATCCAAGGGTGCAAAGCAAAGAACGCGTGCTACGCATTAGGGATCCGATGTGACACCGAATTTACTTCCGGCAAAGATGTGACCCTGCCCGACCTCTTGGAGATGATTAAAGGGTACTCTACGGAGTGCAAGAACATCATTTGGACGGGAGGAGAGCCGGCCGATAGGATCACGGACGAGGTTGTAGAGTTCTTTCACAAAGCAGGATACTATCAATGCATTGAAACGTCGGGCCTCTTTCCCGTGGCATCGAAGATTGATTTTGTAAGTGTGTCGCCAAAGGTTGCCGAACACGTTGTCCAAAAGAACTTCAACCACAAAGGCAAGCCCGGAAAGGATGCCACACGACCACACATCGACGAGCTTCGATATGTAAGACACGACGGGCAGGACATCCCCGTGCCCGACATGGAAGCCGATCACTACTTTCTTTCTCCACACTTCGACGGTTATGATGCGAACTGGTCGAACATCGGCCATTGCCAAAAGCTCATTCTCGCCAACCCTCAATGGAAACTCTCCGTACAAGACCACAAACTATGGAACGTACTTTGAAACTAACCTTTGCGGACATCCGCAAGCGACTGGACGAAATTGTAGAGCCGGGCAAAACGTATTGGGGTGTGCCGCGCGGTGGTGAGATCGTATGCAACATGCTACCTCCTGACATGATTGCGGCCTCACCTTCCGAAGCCGATGTCATTCTCGACGACCTCATTGATTCAGGATCGACCCGCGATCAAATGGTCGAGATGTATGGCAAACCCTTTGTCGGGCTATGGGACAAACAAAAGGACAAAACCATTCGCGACAAGTGGTTGCAATTCCCTTGGGAGGAAACGTCGGATAGAGATGCACAAGACCACATGGCACGAGTCATCCAAACATTCGATGACATCAACCGCGAGGGGCTTCAAGACACCCCAAAGAGGTACATCAAGTTCCTGACCGAATTCCTTTCGCCACCCGAATGGAACTGCACCACCTTCGACGCGGAGGGATACAAGAACATGATCGTGCAAACGAACATACCTTTCTACTCGTTGTGTGAACACCACCTCGCACCATTCTTCGGACACGGTCACATCGCATACATTCCAAACAAACGCATCGTAGGATTGTCCAAGCTCGCCCGCACTCTTGAGACGTTTTCTCGTAGGTTTCAAAACCAAGAGCGCATCACCAATCAAGTGTGCGACTTTCTCATGAACGAATTGGATCCTCTCGGTGTGGCGGTAGTGTTGGAGGCCGAACACTTGTGCATGGCTATGCGGGGTGTCAAAAAACCAAACACCAAGACACGCACCTCCAAGTTGACAGGCATCTTTGAAAAGCAAGCAGAGACGCGACAGGAGTTCCTCGCCCTTACGTCATGAACAAAACCGAACACCATAAAAAAGCCCTACTCGAAGCATTGACCAAGTCGTTGGGCATTGTGACGACCGCGTGCAAACAAGCCGATGTCGGTCGCACAACGTACTATCAATGGCTTCGTGAGGATCCGGAGTTCAAGAAAGCGGTAGCCGACATCAAAGAGGTGGCATTGGATTTTGCCGAGAGCCAGCTACACAAACAAATACAGGAGGGCAATACGACCGCAACTATTTTCTTTCTAAAGACGCAGGGCAAGAGCCGAGGCTATGTGGAACGCCAAGAGATAGAGATGGCCGAAAAGAAACCCCTGTCGTGGTTCACCAATGACTCCAGCACCGTTGCGTGACCCAGCCCGCGACATATTACCACGTCAAAAAGTCGAACGCGAAAATCCAAGTCCATCAAGGGGGAACGCGTAGTGGCAAGACGTTCTCAATTTGCACGGCCCTCATTGAGCTGTGCTATCTAAACGAGAACAGCGGATCCGTCATCACCATCGCCCGCAAGACCTTTCCGGCCATTAGAGCTTCGGTCATGCGCGATTTTTTCGAGATCCTTGAACGGGAGGAACTATACAACCCGGAACGACACAACAAGTCGGAATCGACCTACCACCTCTTTGGTAACCTTGTCGAGTTCATAAGTGTTGACCAACCACAAAAAGTACGAGGCCGCAAGCGCGATATTTTGTTCGTCAATGAGGCCAACGAACTGACGCTCGAAGATTGGCGACAGCTAATGCTTAGAACGACAGGACGGGCGATCATCGACTACAACCCTTCTGATGAGTTCCATTGGATCTACGATCACATCCTAACGCGCGACGATCATGAGTTCTTCCAAACAACCTACCGAGACAACCCCTATTTGCCCCAATCCGTGGTTCAGGAGATTGAACGTCTCCAAGAGGCCGACCCCGACTATTGGAGGGTGTACGGACTTGGTGAACGAGGAATCTCTCGCGCCACAATTCTCACGCATTGGAAAGCGGTACCACAAGTCCCCGACGGGTGGAAGCTCCTCAACATTGGACTCGACTTTGGATACACCAACGACCCCACCGCCATTGTAAAGGTCTACACCGACGGGCATGGGTTTTGTTTGGATGAGGTGTGCTATGCCACGGGACTCACCAACGCGGCCATTGCTCAAATGCTTCGTGACCAAGAGATAGGCAAAACCATGATCGTGGCGGACTCGGCCGAACCCAAGTCCATCGACGAGATCCACGGTCACGGATTTAATGTCCACCCCGCAAGGAAAGGCCCGGACTCGGTACGGTCGGGAAT